GTGGATGCTGTCAACCGAAATGATTGGAGTGCCAGAAAAGAGAAAAGGTGTTGTATTTCTACAACACCCCAAACTAGCGCCCCGGGAGCGAATCGGCTTGCCTGTTTGATAACCTACTTAGGCTGTCAAGGTAAGACCCAAGCTCTTAGCCATGTAGCCAAGTGCAACAATCTCACGGCTTGGGCGACCCAATTCGTACTCAGTTACCTGAACACCATTACCAGCTTTGCGGCTGTTGGCATACACGGCATAACCTGCTTGGCGGATGCGTGAAGCTTCTGCTGACAAGTTCTTAACGCCGAAACGATGTGCGGCGTCGCTGGCTGTCAACTTCTCACCCTTTTGTAGGGCGGCAAAGATCTTGCCTGTTTTGGTTTCTAGATTAATTCTCTTCATTTTAAGTTTCCTCTGTATAGCTGTGTCTCACAGCGTTCTACTAGTATATAGAAGCTGTAGACACAATGCAACCTCAATCTCGCCGTTTTACAGTTACATTCGCCCGAAGGAAAGCACCAATCAAAACAGTAGCACACCATGTCTCCAAGTTGTAGGGGATCATGAGAGCTGCCCCGAACAACACATTCCACGACCACAGAACCAGTAACGGTCCTATGGCCAATAGGAATATGATAGCCACTACAGCCAATGCAATCTTAATCATTAAGTATCTCCTCGACTTCTTCAATCAGTTTGATCTCGGCCAGCTCTTTCTCGATGGCCGAGATCTTTCGTTTGTTACCTGAACTGGTACCTTTCTTGTACACTGTCCAGATATGTTCTTCACAGTATACACGACCCGGGAAGGGTTTGCAACCACACATCTTGAACGGGTACTCTTTCTGCTCGGGGCCAATGTACTGGCACCCTGCTATGAGGGTGTCTTTCATGTTAACCTCTCTTCATAACAGTTACTTCTGCCATGCTCATCCAGTTAGCTGGAAAGCTCTTGCGCAAGTCTGCAACCTTGAGCACCGTACGCAAGCTGAGCTCACGCAATTTGGATCTGTTTGTCTGCACAAAGTCCACAACCTCGTCCTTGGCAATGTCTGCTAGCTCGTAGTGATCCAACATGCCGTCTGCAACGATCTGCTTGATACGCAGGACCTTCTCACGGTCTGTGTCCATCTGCAGATCAATGTAGTGACAGCGTGACTCTAAGGCACCCAAGTGATCCTGTAGCTTCTTGCTTCGTACATTCTCAAACTTGATGTTGGTGATAAAGATAGCACCTGCCTTGAACTCAAAGCGATCTGGAATACCTTCTGAACGCAACAGGCGTGAGTCTGTGTTCCAGCTGATAGTACGCTTCTTGCTACTGTCCAAAGCCGCCTTCAAGATGTTCAAGCTCAAGTCGTCCAGCAACACTGAGTCGCAGTCATCAAACACGATGACATTCTTTTCCGCAGAGAACTCGTAGAGTTTAGCATACAAGCCAATGGCACTCATAGCACCTTTCACAATCTCGTAGCGTGGCTTACGCTCGCCTAATGCATTGAACAAGTCGTCCTTGGTGAGTACTTCTTCAACACCAAACGATTTGCCAACACCCGGAGGGCCTGTCACAATCATTGCACGAACATCACCAGCTTTCACAGCCTTAGTCATGTCCGTAAGTACTTGGAAGCGAGCACGAGTCTTCTCAATGAGATCCTCATCGCTGATATGTGCTACAGCCGAATCGGCTACCTTAAGTTGTACCAAACTGTTCTCTCCTACGGGTTCGCTGTCAATGTGGCTGACCACACGATAAGCTGAAAGGCCTTCTACCTTAACACGAATCTTCTTGTTAGGGTTGCGTCCGTTATCAATCTCTTCACCAGCAAGGCAAGTGATAGCCTCACCGTCAAAGTCTTTCACCATCTCTAGGCGCATGCCAGGATAGATCATGTTCTTGCGGGCACCGTAGGAACCCTCCAAAATCTCAACAATTGTAGCCATCTCTCGCTCCTTCTGTGTGTGTAAGTCTCTATTATATGACAGATAGGGGCTGTTGTCAACCCCTATCAATCATAACCCTTATGCCTCTAGGGTTTTTGCTTCAGCACTTTCACGCAGATGCTCTGCAAGTGCGTCAGCCAAAAGCACATAATTGTCGCTGTGGTCTGCTACATACCAAACAGCTTCACCACCTACTGAGCGTAGGATGTACTCGTATTCCTCGTACTGGTGATTCAACAGATAGTCCTCATAGCTAGCGAACTTCTTGGCACTTGTGCCTGTCTCGCCACGATCGCGTCCGTAGAAGGTAGTCCAGCCTTCTTCTTCAGCTTGTTTGCACAAAGCGATCATTTGATCAAAGTCTGGATCTTCTTCTTTCAGCCCGAACTTTGAGAAAGGATGTCCGTTGCCCAAGTTGCGACCCAGTGAGCTAAGGTCGCCCAAATCCATCAAGTCACGCAGTTTGAACGGGTTTGAATAGTGCTCCTGCAAGATCTTGCCGTTGTGTTCCAAATAGCCGTCCCAGTGGCAGTATACCTGCTCAACGGTACCGTCTGCGTACTCTAACGCAATTGTGCTTCGTGTTCCCATTTCTCGCTCCTAGTGTGTGTAAGTCTCTATTATACGATCAAACTGCTGCTGTGTCAACCCCTACATGCTCCAGTAGGCTTCTGAGCTAGGTGAACAGTGTCTAGGTGTATCATAGCGTTCCTGGTACTCTGCTCCACCCATCATGTTGTTACGGGTAACATAGGTCTCGTGGATTTCAAAGCGGTAACCATGGCTGGGAAAGTAGGTGTGCTTGTACACGTGTTCCAGGGCGCCACGATCAGCTGTGGAATGATCCACCTTCTTGACCAAGCGCTCGCCCACCTTGGTACGAGCATCCTTCTTATAGACTTCAACTGTATACATATCAATCTCCTCTTGTGTCTGTGTTAAGTGTAGGGCACAACTGTCTACGTAGTTCAACTTCCCGCTTGTGAGCAGCCGCTTTGCCACGGATGACTTCGTGTACTAGTACTTCTATCTCGCTCTTGTCGTTTAAAGACCGCAGTGCATGGCACAGAGCCCAATCCTTAGCTTCCCGTTTGGCACGATAGAAGTGCTTGGCTGCACGAGCCAGCACTGACTTATTAATAGTGGTCTCAGTCTTAGCTGTGACGCCTATGTAGTTGCCGCCAGCAACACGCAACTCATATATGATATGATTGCGGTCTGTGCGCTTTTTACGGGGAGTGTTTTTTGTGTCCATGCTGTTATTATACGGCCTTTTGGCAACAGTGTCAACCAAACTGATTATGACCCTGCACAGTCAAGGGTTTCTCGTTCGCGAAAGTTCGCTGCTGACTTGTCCACAGGTTATCCACAACTGTGAATGCCAACAGTGTTAACAACTTGTGGATAACTCAGCTGCTGCGGGCTGCGCACGGTGATCAAGTTGCTGCTGTAGCTGCTGCTGTTGATGGTGCCCGGAGCCGGAATCGAACCGGCACGCTGTTTCCAGCGAGAGATTTTAAGTCTCTTGTGTCTTCCTATTTCACCATCCGGGCTCGTGTACGCTGCGCTCTGCTGCTGTTATATGGCCAGCCCTACTGGATTCGAACCAGTGACCTACAGCTTAGAAGGCTGTTGCTCTATCCAACTGAGCTAAGGACTGCTGCTGTACGCTGCTTAACTTGGTGGGCCCCCCGTGAGTCGAACACGGCACCAACGGATTATGAGTCCGCTGCTCTAACCAACATGAGCTAGGGGCCCGAATGTGTTACAACTCTCTTTATCCTCTCAAGAGTTCCGCATCTTTGTCATCCTCTTGCTCTGCTGCTGCACGACCCGCAGCTACGAACCTGTGTAGATCCTCCATGCGCTGCTGGAATATGTCAGGCGAACCTTCTGCTGCTCGCTGCAGGTCCCAGTCTGAGGGATAGTGCCGTAGACAGCTGCGTGCCTCTGCCTTGACGGCTTTGGGGATCCTAGGTGTGGTCAGCAGTCGCAGCAGAAACTGCCGGGTATATACAACTGCACGGTATCTTTCATCTGGTAGTGTCATGGTCCAATCTCTGCTGTTACTGAGTGCTCTTTTCTTTCGCATGTGTATATTATACGATCAAATCCAGATGCTGTCAATGGGTTTTTTAATATCTAGCAGCGGGGCCTATATCCAAATCACCATAGCGATCGCGAGATAACATATCACACAGAGTCTAGCCTGTGATCTCACTGTGTATGAATCGTCCTGAACAGCTATGTGTGTGAGCGTCAGCAACAAGGGCAGCATGGCAGCGATCATGATCACGCTAGTATATAGCTGTGATATAGTGTCAGCACATGAATCCCCTGCAGCGGGGCCACCGTAGATTCACCGTTTTTGGTCAGGGGCACGGTGGGATCTGGTGACAAAATGGTGGCGAATGGTAAGAAATCGGGTGATCTCACAGAAAAAATCATGCAGAATTTTTTGACATCACCGTGGAGGGAGAGGCTATGCTCAAATGGTCACACAATTCCACACTTTATTGCACTTTGTCACACAGAACCACACCATTTTCATTCTCTCGGCCTGCGCAGCGGCCTCTACACGCAATCCAGGGGTCAGTAAATCACACTTACTGGGCATAATCTCCGATTATGCAGAGCATTTATGCCTATGTTACAGGCCATTGCAGCGGGGCCTACACGCACTATTCTCCACAAGACTCATACTGCATGGGCATGCTAGCTCAGTAAAAATTCAGTTCCACACAGTCTATGTGATCTTCTTCTATGCACCATGTTGCCAGTACTAGATCGCCTTCACTGTTCACACACTGTTCAAACTCTAGGTCCTCACTGACCATGCGTTGTATTCTAGTCTTGTAACCCAATCGTCTATTACGGCTGCGTTGTGCTATCCTTGCGCCTGCCAGTGTTTCGTAGTATCTAAAACAGCGTTCGTGTGACACACAGTGTCTTAGGTAGTAGATGTTTTTTATCATATTAATCCTCTAGCGGCCCGCATGCCATTACGCCAGTGCAACTATGAATCCTATAACAAGACCCATGACAAAACAGTTTGCACACACAGCTATCATTGTCACTGCATAGTAAGTCTCATCCAAGACTATCCTAGTCAGCCATTCGGGATACTGTACGTGTAGATCCTGCCATTCTGCGTTCAGTCTTGTGCGTAGTACATTCATCATGTATTTAAATAATCCCATGCACTGTTACGGTATATTAAATTCATTGTTAGATCAGGGCGGGGATCTAGCTTGGTCGTGGGCACACAACAATAACGTACCCTGCGAAGTCCACTTAAATCGTTGCAGATATTGGCTGCCTGTGGGATCCCAGTTAGAGGCAGAGTTTGTGTTACGTTATTGGGAGATAACGCATCGTGTACCCCAAGAGGATCATCAGTAAAAATCTCCACAAATCTGCGCTACCGCTGCTGCTTCGCAGCTAAAAAATTTGCGCTCCCCTTCGGGATCAGGACTCAGGGCCGCTGAGTTTATCTCACAAACTCATAAATACTTGTATGAAACTCTTCACCGCACTGATAATCGCTGTCTT